AAATGTTTCTAGAACTGTGCCGCGAGTGCCTGAGAACTCTCCGTCACTGTCTACTACCGCTACGTGCACTTCGTCGTTACTAGCACCAAGACCAGAAGCGTAGACAGAAGTGTTAGGTGCAGCGTCAAAAGCGCTTGAGTATGCCCAGTTGTTGAATACTCCTACTGAGTCCCCATCTGGACAAATACTGACTGCAAGGCTGTTTCCTAAAGAACCAGGCCAGCGAGCCATAAATGTGTGTTTAGCAGTATCTAGTGCTGACTGCTGATTGTCGAAGTTGTCTGTGTCAGTAATTTGTGGTGTGAGACCAGTGTTAGCAGAGTCTTCGTTATAACCGTTTACTGCTGCTGCATCGCCTACACGAACAACCTGCAATGCGTTTGTATATTTTAGAAAGAACGCAGCAGAGTGAAAGTCTACTGACGTTGTTGGTGAGGGTGTACCAAATTTTTCAACCAAGCTAGCTTCATTGCTAACAAGTGTTGCTTGATTCATTGGCCCCCATCTATATTGTCCAACTATACCACCTGTTGAGGAAGATACATTAGGCACTACACCTGATGCGTCAATCTCTTTGACGGTAATGGCCGGAGATTCTGAAAATGCCATGATTTTTTCCTCTCGAGAAACTATATGATAAGCGGGTCCATAATACGATTGATTTTCACTATGACTTTATTTATAATATTAAAAATCTCGTGCATACTCAACTGCCCACGGCGATCCTTCTTCTTGAACTGGTATATCATCCAACCCATCATCTGAAAAGCCAAATGGAACCATATCGTCTTCAATTTCTTTCATTTTTTGTTTAAACATCATTTCTTTAAGATTAATATCTGTCATATCTCCAAAAAATGAAGATGTGGCAAAGTATCCAAACATTACTAGAGTCATCATTAGATCATCATGGTTGCCATCTGAAGCCTCGAATGATTGACCTTTAGCTACAAATGTTGAGATCTCTAATATAGTATTCTCATCTTGAATATTAATTTTTTTAGTTTCAAGGATATCCTTAATAGCCGAACAACCAAGTCTTTTAATCTTACGATTCATCTCAACACCCAAAGCATTTGCCTTGATGGAAGAAGATACGTGCATATTCTCATACTCGTGATCATAGTAGAGTCCATTACACACAACTCCACCTTGATCATTTGCTTCAACTATAACATATGCTTCGTTGTAGACTTTTGCATATTTATAAATAATGTCAGGGAAGAGAATTGGAGAGATAACATTATTGCGATATACAGCTACCTGTTTAAAAGGTCTTTCGCTAATATCGATCACGTTAAACGTACTATAGTCCTGCCCTCTTCCCTTTGAAACATCCACGGTCATAATATATTCGTGGTTCTTTTTAGTGTCTTCATACACCCATAGACTATTACCTTCTAGTAATCTTTTGGGGGGCACAGCTTTTAGTGCCATTAATGTTTCTGCATTCACAAGTGTATCGCCAGTACCAAAAAATGTATTTCCAAACTCTTGATCAAACTGTAACTGAGATGTGTTCTTTACTGTCTGCTCTTTCCACGCCTCATCACGTCCAGGAACATCCCACCAATCAACTCTGAATGGTGTAAACTCATTAGTGCGCTGAACAGCACCTTCCCATATCTTATGAAAAATATTACCAATGCCATTTGCTGTGGAGGTGATAATAATCTTGGTATCTTTACCAGATGAAATAACAGGATATGTAGAAGTGTAGAATTCAGCTGCGCGTTCAACAAACGCAAACTCATCGAGGTACAATAGGTTAATCGAAAGCCCACGAATAGATGAACCAGACGTAGCTGCTGATACAATTCTTGAATTGTTGGAGAATTCTATAGATCTTTTGTTGAGAGCTCTACAACCTGGCTGTAAAAAGAATGGTAAGTTCTCCAACATAAGTGTAATACGTGCAAGCATCTCACCAGCTGTTGCACCTTTGTTGGCTAGAATAGCTACTGTCTTTTCAGGATTAAATATTGCAAACCATAATAGATATGCCACAGAGCTAATTGATTTGCCAGATTGGCGACATGCTAGTACAATAGAAAAACGATTATTGGTGAAGCTGTCAAACATTTTTTCTTGATATGGATATAACTCAAACGGAACTAAGCCTTCATCCAAAGAAATGATCTTACAATAGTTGCTCGCAAAGTAAGCGGGTTCCTGCATACAGCGAGCATATTCCTGCAACTCTTCTTTTGTAAAGTTGTGAGTAACACCATCTCGTTTGACATTTATGTTACCTAGGTAGGTGTCATTCTTTGGGTGTAACATCAATCGGTTCATTCTTTAACATCCGCTGCAAATCTGTAGTGGATCCCACAAATACATTATTATTGGTTGTGCCTGGTAAAGCAGGTAGTTCATCCGTCTTCTTATAATCTTTTTTCTTTTTGTGAAGATCAAGAAGTGAGTCGCTGACTTCACCAACATTTTTCATAAGAGTCGAAAGAACTTCATACGCTCTGGGATGCTCAGTAGACCTGGCAACTTCAATCATATCATCTAAAGCTTCAGATCCTTTTGCAAGTAAGTCGTGCTTAACTCTTCTTGCATATTCAAAATCATTAATAGCTGTATCAGAATCATCCATAATTTATCCTTCTGCGCTATCTAGTCCTGTGATAGCTGTTGTAAATCCAAAATCACTATCTGGACCAATATCAGATGGGCTGGGCGTCACAGATATTTTTTCTAGTGGGACATCTGAATCAGAGCCAAGTCCCAACCCAACGTTTCCGTCAAACACCCTTGCATCCACTTTTCTAATGATACCAGAGTTCTGGAATGGACCATGAAAGTATATCTGCATATCAAAATCTAAAGTATACATAATCGTTCGTCTAGTGTCTGCAACTGTTCCTTCATAATCATCTGATAAGACTACACCTGTCAAAGTCACAGGAACATCCTGAATAACATCTGGATAAAGACTAAACGGTTTGACGTTTAGAGTATACTGTGGATTGAAATAAGGGATAATCTGCTCAACAATTTGTAGGGCATCATCCTGTTGTTTGGAGAAGATGGCCAACTGAAAGCTCACGAGATAAGGAACTCCAGCATACAGTTTATTACGATTTAGTACTGTACCTTCCACCGCCTTATTAATATTATTAGTTTTTGGCAACTGCCTTGTGGGATCGTATGAGATATTGGTAATCTCGAAAGACATGCGAGGAAGTTTAATAGCCACTTTCTGGTCAGTTGTCAGATCAGCTTGTTCTCTAATCCGATCAAGAAACTTTGATCTTGGACCATATGATAGTGGTACTTTTTGTGTATTAACAACATGCCCATCTTTATTCCTGCGCAACACATACAGATCATTGAACAAAGCCCCAAAAGAGGACACTGCTTTTCTCAACCGCTCGTGATAAAAATATGTTCCAAACATTATGAAGGATCTCCAAATGGATTAGTTTCACTAAAGTCTAAGAAAGATCCACCAAAGTCTGTATTTTGTTCGTTATCACTACCAAGTAGTAATTCTGTAACAGAGGCAACAGTTCCAGTGGCACCTGTGCCAACCTCTGTAATACTGAGGCCGGTTACAGGTATATGGAAGCTACCATCAACATCATTGTTGCCGACATGTACTATTGATAATATATTGCTAGAATCGTTCCAACCAGATACTTCACCTGACACAATAGTCCCAGAAGCTAATGTTTGTTGGATTGTGTTGCCTACGTTAAATGAACCAGTAATGCTGTTGAGGTTGAGTTGGAAAGTATAGGCTTCTGTTTGCTCTATACCATCTATATCCAATATCCCAGTATCTAGATCCTCACCAGTATATTCAAAGAGGTTGGCTCTAAGTTTGAATGTTGGTAGATTACCTAGTTGATAGAATGGTTGCTCATGCTCCACATGTTGTATTTCAAATAGACTATTAGATAAAGGAAGATATATTAAATCTCCCTCACGTGGTCTTTCTCCACTAATTTGGTTATTGACTGCACTGACCGAATTATTCCAACGTCTCCGAGATACCACAAAAGTTGCTTCATCGCGTATCTCAACTCCAAACTTAGTGAATAAGTCTCCTTCTCCATCAAAACCCTCCGTGTTCTCAATATACATTTCAATCTTGTATGATGTGTCAAATGTAGAAGGAATGTCTTCTCCGAGCACACGATCTTCAGCAACCAATGTTCTTGGTAGGTAATAGACATCTTGTCCATAAATTTTTAAAGATTCAATTACTATATTCTCATATAGCTGCTGTTCTGATCGAACCTTGTCAGAGAAGTATATATTGCGTGCCATATTATCCTACAAAGAAGTCGGGTGGAAGCTCTTGCTCTAGTCTCAGATTATCTCTTAACTTTTCCATGTCTGCAGAACCATCATCATAAATCTGTCTACCGTTCAGCGTGACACCACCTGGAAGAACCATACCTTCAAACTTGATTAGATTCTGACCCCACTGTTGTTTAAACGCAGCGGTTGTGTAATCCTTTACAAACATATCATTATATATCGACGAGTTGTTAACTGCAGAATATACTTCCGCTACTATATATTCTCCCGCTTTAACATCTGTCCCCAATTCACCATAGATGTACAATCTATTCTCTCTGCGAGAGAAGTTGGTAATAGGCACGCCAGTTAATACTAAATCAATCATAGAAAGATGCTGCTGCATTTGATTGTAGTAAGCCATATCAAATGCATAAGTTGATAGGTCTCTTAAATCATTAAGATGCATTTGGTATTTTAGATCGAACATGCTCACACCACTAGAAGAACCAGTAGAAGTACCATTGGTTGGGTATAAACGAGATACATAAAGAACATCAGAAGAAAGTGTGATATATTTGTTGGTAACATCATCAGCTGTTACTAGATGCTTTAAATAGGTTTTTATCGTTGCATCTGAATGAAATTCTTGGTATAATGCAATTGTATCATCTACTCTGTCTTCCTGTTGGTCGGGATCGATGTTGATCTCAATAACAGGATCACCTAATCTACGGAGTGCATACTCCATTAGTGTTGCTCTGCTTGTTGGTACAGCCATATTGGAATCCTAAAAGATGTTCAATTTACATCTATTTATATGAAAAAGAAACTATGAAAATATTTACTAACGGATGTTTTGATATCCTACACAGAGGACACATAGAATATCTTGAAGCGTCAAAGGCTCTCGGTACTCACTTAACTGTCGGATTAAACTCTGATGATAGTGTGCGGCAACTAAAGGGGTCAAGTAGGCCTATAAATAATCAAGAAGATCGAAGATATGTACTTTTAGCGTTGACATGTGTGGATGAAGTGATTATATTTAATGAAGGTACTCCTTACAATCTAATTAAGAGTATTCAACCAGACATTCTAACTAAGGGCGGCGACTATGTAAAAGAAGACATAGTTGGATATGATATTGTTAATCAAACTATAGTTATACCATTCACACGAGGGTATTCAACTACAGAAACGGTGAGGAAGATAAATGACGCAACTTGAAGGCTTTGTGGAGAAAGGTTGGGGGAGTGAGTTCATTTGGGCAACCAATGATAAGTATTGTGGTAAGCTATTGAACTTCAATAAAGATGCAAGATTCTCAATGCACTTTCATGCTGTAAAAGATGAGACGTGGCTTGTGTTATCTGGTAAGTTTGATGTGCTGTATATTGATACTAAAGATGCAACTGTTCAGAAAAGAACATTGAAGAAAATGGACACAATGAGATTGGAACCATTAACTCCACATCAAGTTATTTGTGTTGAGCAAGGTACCATTTGTGAGGTGTCAACACCAGATTCGGTGGAAGATAACTACAGAGTAGCTAAGGGGGATAGTCAACTTTTGGAATGATTATTTGGGGAATGGTAGGCAATAGTCACGATGCATCTATTGCTGTTTATAACGATAATAAACTTCAACAAGTGTTCACTAGCTCAGAAAGAACACACAGTGATCAAATGATTGGTCATGCTTGTCATGTTAATATGAAAGGTCCGGATCTTGTTGTGTGGTATGAGAAGCCACTCCTTAAAGCTACTCGACAATTGTATGCAGGTCAACCTAAACCTTTCAAGCGGAATAGAGTAAAGAAGTATCTGAGGGGTTTTGGCATAGCTGCTCCAATCAGATACGTGAGCCATCATGAAGGACATGCGGCACATTATTACAATAGTTCCTTCACCGATGCCACAGTAATTGTTATAGATAGTATTGGAGAGTGGGACACAACCACTATATGGCAAGCACAAGGCGATATTCTGAAGAAGAGATATAGTACTCGTTACCCTGATAGCTTAGGTTTGTTCTACTCTTCTATCACAAAAAGATGTGGCTTAGTTCCTCAGAAAGATGAATCAAAAATAGATCAATGGGAAGGTTATGTCAACCCCATTGTAAAAAAAGCTATAGAAGATGATTTTATAATTAAACATAAATGGAAACCAATATTTAAAGAAAATATGCATAGAGGTATAGGTAATTGGAGACCAAACTTTACAGCAGATGATATAGCTCCAGCTGCTCAAGAAGTATTTGAAGATTTAGTATTGAAAGTATCAGACTATGCTCAATCTAAACTTCCAAGCAAGAATCTAGTTTTAGCAGGTGGTTGCGCTTTTAACAGAGGCGTGAGAGAAAGACTAAATGAAGAATGGGATAATGTATATTATCCTCCCAATCCAGGAGATGCAGGCTCAGCTGAAACTTGTGTCTTAGCTTATTTAAGGAATTCGTAATGGCAAACATGCTCGATCAGATGATCCCCGAATTTAACCCCAGCAAAGTCCAACAGCAACAATCGCCATGTGGACATGATCATGGTACCCAACAAAGGGTAATCAATCAGCCGCAAGAACAATGGCCAACTTCTTTTCCTAAACCAGTAGTTGGTATTGAGAAAAATGAGATTGTAACAAACGGTGGGTTAAATGTTGTTGACAGTTCATTAACTGCAATTAAGATGATTAGGAAAAAGGGATACAGGCTTGTGTTCATAAATGATGAGCGTGGGAGAGATGCAAGTCAAGTAGAATCGGAGTGGGGATCATTAATGAGTATTTTTGGCAATGCTGGTATTCAGAGTATTGACACAATGTATTTTAGCCCAGGTATGGATAAACAAGATCCATATGTGAAACCAAACATAGGTATGTTCAAACGGGCTGAAGATGAGTATCATGTGAAGTGGAGTCAAGGTTGGCATGTGGGCAATACCATAGCGGACATGAAAGCTGCTGATAAGCTGGGAGCTAAACCTATTCTTATAAAAACTCCAAAAGGATTAGTTACTTTAGATAAGTTGAAAACTCACGCAAACAAACAACTGAATAAAAAAGTAAAAGTGTTTGAAAACCTGATGGAATTTGCAACGTCCCTCAAGTAGGTATTTCAGGGAACAAGCATTCATTAATGTAGCGTCTAACTGTATCTGGCTCGACACCTAAACTCTCCATCACTCTTGGTGTGTGGGGATTTTTCTTTTGGTTGGTGCAATACCAATTATGTTGCTCAGTATAATCCTTGTCACTTGTCCCACCAATGTTGCTGAGAAAATACTCTAGATTGCTGTAAGCTAAGGCCAATAGGTCTTCCAGCTCTTCACCTTCTCTGACATTGCCTGCGGACACCATAGAACCGCTAAAGATGTTTCTAGCCCACTCAGGTAGCTCTCTCTTCTTAGATGGAATAAACTTTGCTGCTCTATCGTGGAACTCACTCATCATAAAGTGATTTGGATCAACAGGACTAAAATCATGGAATGCCCCTGTTATCTTTTTTGGACCAGCGATAATATCAAAGCCATATATCGGAGCAGAGTCAGAGAGATGAGGATATACACAAAGATGCATCATCCATAGCTTTTTATCTTCTGTCGCATCAATAATGTCAAGATCTGCGCGTCTGAACAAGTTGGGATTGCGGTAAGTGCAAGCTGGCCAGGCAAAATCATGTTGCTCCACACTATGTGAATACTCGTCTAACTTAGTGTTGATAGCCCGACTGAATTCATTTAGCTTATTAAATATTATAGACATTTTCAAGTTCCTTAAACAGTCTAGTAGCATATTTGAAAACTAATCTAGCTTCATCTTGCATGTCGTCGGATAACTTCTCTCTAACATACTTGATTAACTTACCCTTTTCCTCAAACTGATACATCTCCCCATCCCCAGGAATCACTTTTGCAATCATACTGCCGCCATACATATCACCAAAGTGACGAACGTAGAGATGAGCCCAACATTGCTGTTGACTTATGTCTTTAACGTATGTACAATATTCTAAAGTGCTTGGTGTGGGATCCATCGGTTCTTGGACGTTTAGATTGCGGAAGTCGGATGCAATCTTGGATCGTCTAGCAATACCTGGAATATCATCTAGCATCCCTAATGCACCAGCACGGATCTCTAAAGCTCTATAGATCATTTCCTGCTGGTATAAATATCCTGCGTACTGGGATGCTGTGATCTCGCCCGACATAAGTAATTTAGCCCACGGGCTTTTTTCTGCGTCTGTGTGAACATCTTTAACTAAATCTCTAAGTGCCATAACGAATCCTTTGTCAATATGTGAGAATATTTATATGATAAGAATAGTAGGTGATTTGATCCTAGACGAATATTGGTATGGATCAACAACAAGAATATCTCCAGAAGCGCCTGTGCCCATCGTTAACCTCGATCGTAAGGAAACGCGTTTAGGGGGTGTGGGTAATGTGTATAACAATATAGTTAGTATTGTTCCCACTGTTGATTTTGCAACGTATGCAGATAGTCCCGCTTTAAAATTGTTAGACATTGATAATGTGAGACTATTTGGTACAGAAAAGATTCCATTAAAGATAAGAGTTGTTTCTGAAGGTCACTACATGTCTCGTGTGGATGATGAGCAATATATTCAGCAAACTGAGCTAGAAGAAAACATTTGGAAATCTATAGCATTGGATAAAAAGGACATTGTAGTCTTCTCTGATTATAATAAAGGGACTATAAAAAAACCTGCGGAGTTTATAGAAAAGACAAAAGCTAAGGTGTTGGTAGATCCTAAATTATCTTTGGATAATTATAAAGGTGCTTACCTCTGCACTCCCAACAAGAAAGAGTTTGAAGCGTATGTTGGAAAATGCAATTCGGTCAAAGAACTTATTGCAAAGGCTACTCTCACTCGTGATCATTTAGAACTCAATCATCTTATTGTTACGTTGGGTTCAGAAGGGGTTTTGCTTATCGGAGATAGTATTGAATACTATGAAGCTACACAACAAGAAGTGTATGACGTCACAGGCGCAGGTGATACGTTTATGGCAGGCATAGCTTTGAGTTTAAATTTGGGACTAAATATATCAGCCGCAACTATTATAGCTAATAACTTAGCTGGTATAGCGGTGGGTCATAATGGTACCTACGTAATTACATTAGAAGATTGGAGAACAGCAAGTGAGAATATTATTAACGGGGGCTAATGGCTTCATAGGTAGAAATATGAGTTCGTTCTATCACGAGGCTTTAATGATCCCCATTGGAGGCAAGAGTGTTTTTGATGCTCATGGGAAAAACGAACTAGAAACTTTTGAATGGCGTGGTGATGAAGGAGGTTTTCCAAATGTGCAAGGGTTTGATAGAGTAATTCATTTAGGTGCTAATAGCAGTACGACAGAACTAGATGTAGAAAAAGTGATGGAAATGAATCACGATTTTAGTTGTAAACTGTTGCTAGCATGTAACGAACATAAAGTAGATTTTCAATATGCTTCTTCCGCATCCGTATATGGTCCTGCAAATGCTGGTCCAGGTGGATTCTTAGAAGACGACCCAAAATTTCCCCAAAGCCCATACGCTTGGTCAAAATATCTCTTTGATAGGCTAGTCCAAAAAAATATTGATAAGAAGTTGTTTAATATTAAGGTTCAGGGGTTTAGATACTTTAATGTGTACGGACCAGAAGTGACTGAGCGACACAAGGGCGAACAGGCTAGTATTTGGACTAAAAGCCACGGTAAACCTAGTGTAGAATTATTTACAGGTAGTGATGAAATAACCAGAGACTTTATTCATGTAGAAGATGTTTGCAAAATTCATCACGTGATTGGTGGTCTTGATTGGAGTGGTATTGTAAATGTGGGAACAGGAGTACCAAGTAGTTTCCAACAAGTGGGGGAAGCTATAGTTGCAGACCCTAAGCAAACCGCTGAGAGTATCGAATATATTGAGTTCCCTGAATATTTAAAATCACAATATCAGTATGAAACACTAGCTAATACAGATCTATTGCGAGAGTTGTTGGGTGATGAGTTCCCATTTAGACCCATCACCCAACCAGTTTAAGCTACATCTAATTGGGATAGATTAGGATTTTTTGCATGAAGCAAAGTATCTATCTCTGGCAGATACAAATATTCAATATCTGAATCTCGGATTGTCCTAATAGCATCTTCAATAGTTTCTACTAGAGGTTCTCCTCCTAAGTTAAAACTAGTGTTAAAGATGATTGGACATCCGGTTTTCTTTTTGAATTCTTTGATCAAATGATAGTAATGATAATTGTCTGCTTCCTTGACAGTTTGAATTCTACATGAACCATCCTCATGGATAATTCCAGGAATAATCTCTGCCTTGCCAGGTTGAGCTTGCATAGCATACATCATATCTGGAGATTCTTCCAACCCTCTCATATCAAACCATTCGTGCGCATCTTCTAAAAGAATTGATCCAGCAAACGGTCTAAAGAACTCTCTGTGTTTGACTTGATTAACAAAATCTTTTGCCTCTTGATCGGTAGGATCGTAAAGTATACTTCTGTTTCCTAAAGCCCTCGGACCAGACTCAGATCTACCCTGAAAGACTGCTACAATATTTTTGCTCGTGATAAGATCAATGATGTCTGCTTTTGATGCTGTGGAAGTTTCAATAGCAGGATCGTATTGTGTCAAATTCTCAATGTGTTGCTCTGTAAGATCATACTTCGGTCCAAGGTATAGTCTCGATTCACCAAAGGTTCTTGGGTCTTCTGTTTGCGCCCTCCAAAACATTAAAGCAGCACCGATACATGTACCTGCATCTGAAGAGATAGGCTCCACATAGATATTTAAATCTAAATCCTTCAACTCTTCGAGATAGTGATAGTTGGCAACGCAATTCAGACCATAGCCACCAGAAATAATAATATTCTTATTGCCTGTTATTTCATATGCTTTGCGGATCCACCACACAGCTGCTCGCTCTGTCTCTTTCTGGATCTTATATGCCATATCTTTTGCACATTGCTGATCCCATGGATTGTCCTCTCTATCCCGATCTTCAAAGTGTGTAAAGCCTTCGTAAAAATTATTCTGGAAAACTCCAGTGGCTGGATAAGCTGGAGCAAACTGCTCACGATCAGATAAGAGAACCTTGTCTTTGTAAGGACCCAATACTGGAAACTCTTTAAATATGGGTTCAGACGCAGCCCCGTCAGGATTTCCGTATGGAAATAATCCCATAGTTTTACCAGCCTCAATGGCTGAGAAACCACAATATTCAGTAATAGCTTCATATGTTTTTACAATGCCCGCACGGTCTGTCACCATATGGTCAAACAGATCATCTTCTGATTCGACTTGGGGATGTTTAGGCATTTTCATTTGAAAAGAACTGTTTAAAATAGGCTCGCGCACACCCGAATGTTTGAGTTTAGTTTTGAACATAGCAGGATATGCACAGTCTACAATAGTTTCTGTTTCATATGTTATAACGCTTTGCATACCACCATCTCGCTCCGGTGGACCAAACTCTCTGGCTCTCATTCCTGTAAACGATCCAGCTCCGTCAATGATTACAGCCGTTGCAGTTTCAAATCCAGATCTATAAAAACCTGCCGCAGCGTGCAATTTGTGATGCATAGAAGATAAATCTACAATCTGAGGATGAAGTCTAGTACCATCCTTTTGTTCCCGTGGTGTTAAATCATCAATTAATTTTAGCTTACGGAACAATGAAGTGTAAGGATCTTCCCCAGAATAACACATAACCCCATCAATTTGATGAAGTGGTTGTGTGTGAGCTACCACCACATAATCTACTTTGTCAGTATACTCTAAAATTTTGGTGATACCAGCAAGTGGCGCTCCATCATATTTACGTCTTGTAAGTCTTTCTTCCTCAACGTGGAAGACAATCTCACCTTCATATAAAAGACAAACACCAGCATTATGTCCACGGGTAATACCAGCTACATATCCTGTTTTCATACTCATGTTATTTCAGTTCCTTCTTAATATCATCTATCATCGATGTGAATTGATCATCTGTCATTATCATTAAATCTTCGTTGTTTAAATCATATGCCATTTCTTGGAGTATCCGTAAAGGACTGTACATGCGCCGACCCTTTCCAAGATCCATAATTTTAAATTTAGGATTATCAGGATGAGAAATGTTTTCAGGAAATGTAGCACCAATTACAACTGTTGTAGGTTTATTAATTGCGTTTGCAAAATGTTGCGCGACAGAATCACAGGCCAGTACATAATCTACTGCATTTGTGATACCAGCCCACCCAATTAAATCTATATCGCCTGGCATGTGTACTTGTAGATCCTTATCGCTTGGGATAGGGAATGACGACATCATAATCACAGCTGCAAACTTGTTGAGTTCTTCCAGTGTGCGTAGAACGTCTTTTAGCTCAAAACTACGACCGCTCGAATCAATAATAAACCGTCCATCTACACGAGCAGTTGATCCAAAAGGTTGAAAAAGAACAACCTTATCTTTACCTGTCTGTCGCTTTATACCCTCTACGTAGTTATATCCATTGACTTGTGTTTGCTTTGAAAGATCAATAGTCATGGGTAGAGCAGCTGGTACTTCTTGCAATTGATTCAACTCAATATCAAATGCTTGACTGAGGTTACATTTTTGATTGTAGTATTCATTAACCCTATAGGGTTCTAATGTAACAATTTTTCTATCCTTGAGTTTGTCTTCAAATAGTCCCTTTGTGTGAGGCATATATGACTTATCTCGCAGCACTTTAGACGTGAGGAATAACTCTCCCCACGCTTCAGAAACTACAATTGTTTTTGGATGTTCTGTGCAGTACTTTTCTAGTACTGGGATGGCGCAGAGAACTCGTCCTGCGCCACCGTTAACAAAGATGGCTTTGTCCATAGTATAAACCTCAAATCAATTATTTCATTCTTACTTCATTATATAGTACTTAATTATAAAGGTAAACTAGTTTAAGCACAGCTGTGGACAATAATCCTGAAACCGCCGCCTCGACCGATATCACCTTCACGACAACCACCGGAATTATATTTACCACCACGTCCGCCGGCACCAGGCCAGCGCGCAAAACCATTTCCAAAGTGACCGCAACAAACTGAACACGATGACATGTTAGTTGTACAAAATGCATTGCAACAAGTGCAAGAGGTTGGTACGCTGCAGTTACAAGTGGACATTGGAAACCTTGGAGGTAAGACAGACTTGATATATCCACCAAAACCAGTATCAAAACATCTACAACCTATCATACCAGGGACACCAACAGATAGGGCGCTGAAACCATGTGCGGTTGTGGCTGTCTGTCCACAATAACAAATTCCAAAGTTGGTTAAGTTAGTCATTGGCCCAATAATACCACATGTTGAGCAGCTCGTGTAACAGAAGTATCCCTGATTACAATAACATTGGCCTGCACCACTGCTCGCACCACCAAAGCATTGGTTAGCGAATCTGTTTATAGGTGTTCCTTGTAATATCCGCTTGGTTCCAGATTTACCACCTGCAGCGATCGCTTTGAAACCACAACCACTCATACAAGAAGGTCTACCATTGTTTATCTGTGAACCAGATCCCATGCTAGGATACCCTTGGATGTAACAACACTGTGCACAACCTGCGCATGTTTGGACTGTCCAGCCCGCACACCATGGCATGGTCATACTAACAAATGCTCCGGTACCTCCACCATCAGCTCCACCACAACAACTCACTCCATATGAGTTTGCACCTGCACCCCACATATCAATTTGAATACAGTCGGTGTTAGC